GTGTTAACAGGTCGCCCCTCAAATCGGGGATCCCCCTAGGGGTCAGGCCATGTCAAGATTAAATTTTATCAATTTTTTTGATATTATTTAATAATGACTATTCCCATATCATCATTTAAAAATTTGTGATCTTTCTCTTGTTTCTTTTGGTCTCGTACTTCTGAATATGTTTTCCGGCTGTGGCAAATGTGGCAGAGCGGCTGCCAATTTTTTGAATTCCAAAATAATTTATAATCGCCTTTGTGCGGGATAATGTGATCCACTTCCGTGGCGGGACGTCCGCATATAACACAGATCGGATGTTTCATCAGGAAATATTTTCGCGCCTGCTTCCATTTGGAATCATATCCGCGGTCGGTGCTGTTTGGCCGTCCTTCGTCCGCAACTCTGGAAAATTGTTTCCGGTTTTCCTGCTGTTGCTTCTGCCACTCAATGAAATGACGTTCACAATATGATCCATGCGTCGCCCACTCTTTACAACCGGGACGGGCGCAGGGTTTCCGTGGTGCTATCGTTGCCATGATTTATAATCCTAGTCATCTAATTTTGGAATCCACGGGGTTAATTTCTCCCCGCGCTTTTTCTCTTTTAAATATTTTATTGCGTCTAGGTTCGGGGCTAGTTTCCGTTTAAAAACTTTGGTCGCGCCTTTTTCGTCCTTTCCGATTTCCTCAACAGTCGCGCCAACGGCTAATGTATATAATGCCTCGTCTAGTTTCTTCTCTTTCTCTTCGTCTTGATTCATGTTACTAGCTCCGCCTTAACTCCGGAAAACTCTTCCCAACGTTTAATAATACGGTCACAATATACCGGGTCAATCTCCATTAAATACGCCGTGCGTTCTAGCTGTTCACAGGCGATTAACGTCGTACCGGAACCGCCGAACAAATCTAATACAACATCATTTTTTTTCGTGCTATTTATGATTTGTTTTGCGAACAACTTAACGGGTTTCATTGTTGGATGCTGTTCGTTTTTTGCCGGCTTGTCTTCTCTCAATACGTTTGTATTAACGGCATCCATTAACGATTTACACGCCGTGATCAGCTGGTCCCGTGTCATATCTTCCGGATTAAAATCGTCGCGGATAACATTCACATTGTGCCGGTCATTTATGAAATAATGCGGTGCGCCCTCTTTCCAACCGTACAGACAGGATTCCGTCAACCAATGATAATCATAATGGCCAAGGGTAAATGTATTCTTTACCCATATTAAAATTTCGGATAACTTGAGCCCGCTGTCTCTCTGAGCGCGTAAAAAATTATAACTTTCTCCGGCTGCATACCAAATATAAAAACCTGCGCCGTCTTTCATTACTCCGGCAGCATTTTTAAAAACGCGTAACAAAAAATTATAAAAATCGTCATCCGACATTTTATCATTTTGAATCGTTAACGCTTCCGCGGTTCCTCCGACGTATCCGACATTATACGGAGGATCGGTTAACAGCAAATCCGCCAACGTTCCTCCGGTTAATCTGGAAACATCTTCCGGATCGGTGGAATCTCCACACATCAGGAAATGTCTTCCTAACCTGAATATTTGCCCGCGCTGTGTTGTCGGTTCCTCTTCCGGTTCCCCTTCCGTTCCTTCTTCAGCTTCGTCCAATGTTTCCGGATCCTTTTCCGGTTCATCGAATCCGAACGGGGTTAAATCGAAGTCTAAATCGTTTAATTGTTCTATTTCCTGCGCTAATAACTCATCGTCCCACGTGGCTAGTTCTGCTACTTTGTTATCAACAAGGCGATATGCTTTTATTTGCGCCTCGGTCAACTCATCCGCAACAATAACCGGAACCGTTTCCAATCCTAGTTTTTTGGCCGCTAATAACCGCGTATGCCCTGTTACGATAATATTATTTTTATCAATAACAATCGGAACTTTGAATCCGAATTCCGCTATACTCGACGCCACGGCATCAACCGCGCTCGAGTTATTTCTCGGATTGTTTACATACGGAATTAAGTCATTTACTGACTTTTGATAAATTTTATAATCTGGCATGACTGAACCAAAAAAGGCCGGCACCTGGTCCGGACATCGTTTCCAATGTTCCCGCGTGTCGGCTCCATTTACACTAGGAAAATTTCAAAATCGTTAAAATTGGGTTTTATTTTCTTCACCTGAACAAATGCCAACGGAATGAATTCCGGATCAAAATATAAATCGATGCATCGCCCGCGAATCGTTCCGCCGGCATGGTGAATGCTGCAGAAATCTTCTCCGTGAATCGCTTCCAATTGCTGTAATAAAATTAATTTGTTCATGGTATTAACTCCGGCGCCCCGTTCGCTCCGTCATCCGCGCAGGCCGGTGTGATTCCTCGGGATATACTGACATCATCGCGAACGGTATTCCGTTCCAAAAAAATCATATAAAAAAACATACTACTGCGAACATGTTTCCAACAGGGATTTGTATTTAACCGCTAATTTGTCGCATTCTCCGGCAATATCCAAACTTTTTTTAATCTTTCCGCGTAGTTCGGTTTCGGTGTAACATAATAAACCGGATTTAACTTCGGCTGTTTGCACACCTGCGGAGCCTGCCTTACGCTCTGGCATCCGGTCGCACTTATCCACAGAATGAATAACGCCGTTAATAATATCATTGGGGATTTGTATCGTATCAACAATTTGCGCCCGCTCCAATTCCGCTAAATCCTGTTCATGCTGGAAGGTTAATTCTTCCACTTGCTCGATGTATTTCGCAATATTAAACGCGTGCCGTTCCTGAATCCTGTTTAATTCCTCCTGGGCGCGTTTTTCGGTTTCCATCTGCTTGGCTGTCGCCCGTTCGGAGGCTGTCTGGTATCCCCTGTTATATACGTAAAATAGCGGGGTAACCACGGCCAAAAACAGGAACAAGTATTTATAAAATACCGGCATGGCGATAATCTCCGGATAAATCTAGATATTGATTATATTCGCTGTTCCTTCGATTCTTCAGCCCGTTTGAAACAACTTTCCGTTTAACCTTCACTAATTCGCCGGCCGCGTTTTTCTCTGTGAATGTTTTTGTAACATAAATCCATTTCCGGAACTCTGCAGCGCAATCTATCGCCGGTGCCTTGGATAGGATTTTTTTTCGTAACGTGGACATCTGAAAACTACCGAGGCCAATGGTAAAAATCAAACTAATTAACGCGTCATATTCTGATTGACGGAACTCCGTTCCCTGCTCAATCATCTTGTTTAAATGCCGTTCTATTTCTGCGACGTCTCGTTTAAAAAATTCTACGGCCTGCATCTCTGTTATTTTGTCGCCCGCCCTTACTCCGGCGGTGTGACCATAACCGATCGTTAATACACCGGCCTCGCATCTGTACGCGGTCAGTCTCAACTCTTCACGTGTTTTAATTTTTTGGATGCCGATTTCTGAAATTTTCATAAATTCCGCCGTTTCTTATTCTTCGTCGTTTTCTTCAGATTTTTTATTTTTGATTTTTAATCCTAGGACAATCTTTTCAATTAAAATTCGTTTGCATTCGTCCACGCCGACAAATCCCACAAATGATCCAATTGCTACGGCCGAATATGTCGGGATGGTCGGGAAAATCGACAGCAATCCGAAATATAATCCGGTGCTAAATAACGCGCATAATATGCCGCCTGTGATTCGTTCCATAATTCGCCCCTTGCCGGTTAATACGGCAATCAAAAACGCGAAAAATCCGCCGGTAATAACTCCGGAATTACTATTAAAAATCTCTGTCAGTTTTTCTATCATTTGTTTTTTTTCTTGTTTTTTTCCCTGCTGTAAAAAAAATCCCGGAATTGCTTCCGGGATAAGGACTAATGACTAATGACTAAATTTAACAGGTTTTTTAATCTGAATCATGCAAATGTTACAACAGAGGTTTTTTTTATGCCATGGATAAAATTATATATCTATGTATCGATAAAAATTCCATCTTGAATAATTATATATAATTCTCTGTATACACTCAACAGGCACAAATTCCACGGCCGGAAAATTTAAGAACAAATCACAAATTTTAAATTTTCTTAATATTTGACTTGGGTTCCGTAATAATTCGATTATAATTAAATGGTTCAACATTTGTTATTCTCTTCCGGGGTATCGTGTCGGTTGCGCTCCGGTTTAGGTAACACTCTTGATTTTATCTTTTTTAAACATGCATATTTTTAAAGCCTCCATCTCCGGAGGCTTTTTTTTTATTTATTTCTTGGAAATTGAAAAAAATAATAACGATTCTATTTCCTGAATTTCCGCCGTGATTTTGTATCGCGGTTTATCCAACTGTCTGGCAATCACCGCGACGGGCAAACCGCCGATATAATACAAATCAAAACTAGCGGTTTTATAACTCCCGAATATAAATTTAATTTTGGCTAAAATGGAATCTATTTCCTGCGCATAATCCGGATCTATCGGTAAAATCTCGGCCGTGTCCGGTGCTATCGGACATCTATAACGCGGAATCCCGCCACGTGACCATTTTCCCCAAATCTGCAACGTGATTAAAAACTCGGAATATGCTTCCGTCTCTCTCTCTGTCTCTGTCATTCTGGAACCTCCGGCAGCATTTCGGTATATTCTGAAATTGTGATAATCATGTATCCAACGGGATCAATTGCCTTTGTGGCGTTAATCTGGTAAATCTGTTTGTCGTCTGTCCACACGTGCGCCGCTGTTAACGCGTCAAACGTCACTTTAAACATGTTATCCAAGTCGCGGGCGCGGCTCTTCATGGCACAAAACAGATTAACCTTTAATTTTTCGGTTGGAAAACATACCCGCCTGAATTCTGATGTCATATAAATTAATTCGACGCGCTTTTTAAACGCTTTTACATCATCCGGCGTGTAAACTCTGCCGTGGCCAAGTCGTGCGAATCTGTTTCCGCTGGGCGGATATGGTAACCGTAAACAAATAAATTTTTTCCCCTGCTGCATATTTTCCCCGATTTTCTAGCAATAAACGGGCGCGAACGCCCGAAAACGTGACATCAACCATTATTTATTTTCTGTTTCTTTTGAGTGCTTGATGCCGAACGGCTCTCCGGTGTCTTTATTGATCCACTTGACCAATGTTCCCAATGTGAACGGCCATCCGCCAATTGATACATAGAAATTATTCCGGGTTTCCCTGAATCCACAAATCACGCCGGTTATTTCCTCCGGTTCCCCGTCTGCCGTGGCGCTCGCCTTCAACTGTAAATATTGGCCAATCTGGAACAGCTTCCGGAACTCTGCCGGCGTATATGCTCTATACTGTGTAACCATTTCGCGGATTGGATAAAAATAACGGTATCTAGCCACAGCGTCATCTTCAAATTTGGCCATAAAACACATTTCGGAAGCGCTATCGATGCCCCAAAATTTCCCGAAATCGCATTTTTTTAAATCTTTGAATGCATCTAAAAATGAACAAAAATAACCTAATTCACCAATGATATAATTGTCATTGTTTCCGCCTCGGAAATAACTTCCGATTTTCTCCGGATTAATACGCGGGTCAAATTTCATTTATAAAATCTCCATAACGCTCAATAAACAATAAATGTGTTTTCTTCCACTGTTTTTAATATTTCAGGCTCAAACATAGAACGAACCTGATCCAATACCTCTGAATCTTCCAAATACTTATAAATAAAAATATGTGTTGGTCTTAATCCGTCTAATTCATAATTTCGTTGTATGAATTTTATAAAAAAATTTTTCCCTTTTATTACTGCTTTCTCTTCGCTAATTAAATATTTTTTTATTATGCAATCGCCAACGCGATCCAGCTTGTTTTCAATTTCCCAAAAAATATTTTTAAGTGCTTTTCTGTTATCAAATGGAAAAACAAATAAAATTTGACTTCGTTCCGGTTCGTTCCGGCAAATTTTCGCCACTGTTTCAACGGCTTCACACCATGATATTAGTTTCATTTATAAAATCTCCACTAATGAAATAATTGTAAAAATAATTGTCAAAAATACCACGCCGGAAAAAACAACCAGCGCGGAAAACTGCATAATTATTTTTTGCTCTCTTCTTCTTCCTGTTTTATGATTTCGTCAAATTCTGCCGTAAATTCTGGATGCCGTTTTTTAAATTCATCCACTGCGTTTTTATAAATCTGCAGTTTTTCGTCTCCTTCTATCATTTTTTCACGGTAATAATGCATTGCTTCCCTGTATTCTTTAACGCGGGTTTTATCTATCCGGGAATAAATATCCATGTCTATAACTCCACATCACCATTAAGACATATGGTGATCCCGTTTTCATCATTGAAGATAAAATATTCAGAAACACATGAATCAAAAATTTGCTGATCAAAAACATTGTTGAAACTATCAAAATCCGTGTTTTCTCTCAATCTAAAACTTATGTGCTCATAGTCATCGCGATCGAACATTCTCACAATACAATTTTTATATTTTTTCTGCTTTTTTTTCTTTTCCAAAAATTCACGGCATGTAATTCTCATTTTTACCCCTCATCTAATACCCCGAAAGGATGCCATTTTCCGTTTAAGTCTGGAATTTCATAATCGTTCAATAATGTTTCAAAATCGAAAGAGTGACATCCCAAACAAATATAATCGTTGTCTATGGTTCTCAAATAACCTGTATATAAGAATTCACATTCTCTTTTACTTCTGCCATGTCTCATTTTTATCCATGATTCAAATAAACCTGATTCCATTGCTTCTAAGAATTCTTTGAGTGTGTAGGGTTTATACTCAGGTTCCGGGGTTATTGGTTGCTCTACCCACTCCCACGGCAAAATTAAACTATAACGTAAATTATTTTTGGAATTTTTAAAAACATAATCCCCGCAGCTTGCTCTTTCGTCTATTGATAGAATTGCGGCATAATCTGAATCAACAAACAAATATTGATTTATGTCCTTAAAATTTGCGTAAATATCAGAAAAAATGCATTCTTTCCCCACGAATTCCCGCGCCTGCTCAACGTCCAAACACGTTAACGGTTTCCGTCCTGGCAATATCTTTTTATCTAGTTTCATTGTTTTGCCTCTGTTTTAAATCTTGATTCCAAATCCTGAATTGTTTCACCTGCTCTAAATGGTATTTTTGTTTTTGCCTGCATCTCCTCCAATTTCTGCCAATACTGTGGTAAATGCCGATAAATCGCGCGTAATTCGTTCAGATTCTTATTCCGGCAACAATAACAACTTACCCGATCCAATACATCATATAAATCGATTCCGTTTGATTCCTGCCAATTAAAACCGCTTTTATAACACTTAACCAAACAATCGTTTTCATTCATTCCCCACATTACCAACGGATAAACCTTCACCGTTTTATCGCTCCTGGTAAACGTTAACCGCTCCGGTTCGTCTGCTGCAATTCCCACATATTCGATAATTGTTTCACCAAGGAATAAATCATAAAATTGGTTTATCGCCTTCACCTTTAGCGTGGTCATCCAACGCGTGCAACCTCCACACCATGAATAACCGTTTTTTTGGCTGCCGTCTCTGGTTTTGATTGGCTTCTCACTGAATAAATAATCAAAACTCTTTAACGGGGTTAATCTCCGGAACTCTATTCCGTGAGCCTTCAGAATCTCTGTTAATTTCTCCCAATTTTTATAAATCGATTGGAATTCCTTTCCCGCATCGAAAAATAACACATAATCCAACGGCCAGCCCTTCTCGATTAACATTAAAACCATGGCGAGGGAATCTTTTCCGCCGGAACAACTCGCGATATATTTCATTTTTTAGCCTTACTCAATGTAAGGCAACAATTCAGATCGTAACGGTCACCATGCCCGAATTGTTTTATATTCCCTGGCTTCGCTCCGGAAACAACCTAGTTAACCTAGGATTATTTAAATAAATGTGATAAATATAACGTCCAAATCATCAACTTGATCATAGTAGGAATCCGTTTCCACTACTTCCCGATCTAAATACTCCGCTAATTCGTCATACCTCATGTTTTTTAATCTGCCGGAATTCATAATATATTTAACTTTACCTGCGGGCGTTTCCTTCATATGGCACAAATTTATTATTGTGTTAAAATCCTTTATTCTCCGGATTTCTTCTAATACTGTTTTAATCACTTCCCCGATCCTCTACGATTTGCATTGAACATAATTTATGATTTTCATCCCAAAAAAACACGTCTACACAATAAAAATCATTGGAAAAACGCGACAATTTGCCGTTTTCTACGCTCGTTAATATTTCCTGTTCTACTGCATGACATACAATTCTAAAAATATTAGTTCTATCAATTTTCGCTTTTTCATCAAAAAACAATCGCATTAAAATCTTTTGTCCGGAACCGTCTTCCCGGCGTAATATTTCTATACTGCGGATTTTCTTAAAATTAAACATCATGTCGGTGCTAAATCTTCCGCTTTTTATGTACTGATATAATTCTGTTAATTTCATTTGTACGCCCTCAATTCTTCAGGTGTAACCTGCCGGATTACCTTCCCGGAATCGTCAACCATGATATAAATAATTTTGGCCTCTGCCTCTGCGGTCTCTCTCTGCTTTGCTGAATGTGCCAATAACGAAGAGAATCCAACGCCAAACAGAATCAATCCGATAAATATTAATACATCGCCCAAATATCTCATGTTGCAAACCTCCCCATTAATATCGCTAACGCGTCCCGTTTATCCTGTTCCATCTCTGAGACATCCGGCAAATGATCGAACCGCTTCGGCGGATTCCTGCCCCTGTTCGGTCCTTCTGGCGGTTCAACCGTTACCGTTACCGGTTCCGGTTCCGGTGAAAACGTGCGCCGGCATTCCTCCGGAGCCTCCGGAACATCTGCGGAACCTGTCAATTTTTCCGACAGGTTGGAATCTGCGGAACGGGTTTCCATTTCCTCCGGTTCCGGTTCCTGCGCTGGTTCCTCTTTATCCAATCCGATGATTGAAAATAAAATCCCTTTTGCGCTGGCTAATGTCTGTTTAATGATGCCCTTCGCCGTCAGGCTACTTAATGCCTTGTTTAACGTCCGAACGTCGCGAATGTTTAACGCCTGCATCATCTTGTTTTTATAAAACACAAAACGGGCGCGGTCCTGCAATGTGATAAACATCAATACAGCTATTTCTGTGGTATTTAGTCCCCACGTTCCGCCGAATAAATTCGATTTGAATTGAACTAGATTCATTGCCCGCCCTCCTCTGGATTATTCAATAATTAAAACGTCATCCGGTAATTTATATATCTGCTTAATCTGTAACGCTCTATAAACAGGAATCTTGTCCGTATTTCTCCAAAATATAACCGCGTTCCACGTTATCCCCAAACGTTTAGCTATCTCTTTTTCTAGTTCTATTATTTTTCGTTCCTGGTCTTTTACGGGAATTTTTTTCCTCCAACCATCGCCGAATATTGCCGCAAGCATCCCCTCAAATGATAATATTGTTGGTGCGGTCGGTTTTGTTGTTTTCTTCATTCTTTTGCCCTCCGTATGTCCGGGGAAATCTCCCCGGAACGTGTTAAAAACTAATCCTCATAAATCATTTGTAACAAGTCGGCTGCCGTATATCCATCTTGTAAATCTGCCAAAACAGGATTAGGTCCGTTTGCCTCAATTTCATTAATGAAAAAAACCAAATCATATAAATACAATTGATTGTCGTATCCTTCGCCGTCGTCGTCATCCTCTCCGGTTCCGTCATCCTCTGCAGAATATTCTTCCAAACGGTCTAATAATGCCGGATAACTGTCAACCTTTGCCAATTCCTCCCCTGAATAATGTTCACGAATGGAAATCCAACAGCATGGTAAACTTAAAAAAAACATCAAAATTGATCTAATATCCATTTTCTAGTCCTTAGTCTTCTAACATTTCTAATAATTCATCAGGATCTAAAAATCCGTCGTCGTCGCCTTCGTGGCTTAATACGTCCTTCACGGTTTTTTTATAAAGCATCCCGATTTCAAATAAATCAACTGAACGGATCCCGTTGCATACCATCCAAATGGAATAAGTGTTCATTCCGTCATTGTCTCTATGTGATAAATCACGAATACAATAACGGATCCCATTGATGCCACATGTAACGGAATATTGACGGATTTCCCCATCTGGCATTTTCTCCATTACATAGGTTTCATTGCCGGGAATGTGCATAAACTTTTTTATTTCTTCTGATATCTTCATTTTTTATTAATCCCTCTGTTTAACGGTTAAATAAATCTTAACTATTATATGTTACGTTTTCAAGTAAATTTTAAAAAATGAAAATTAAAAATGTGATAGAAAGAAAAAAACAAACTTTCCACAAATTCCCAATTGTGATTTTTGCACGTGCTCCCCTTATTTTCTTTTCTTAATTTCTTTTCTTATTTCATTACTTATATTAATAAATAAGTATGCTCTGCAAAAATTCCACTTTGAAAACGCAAAAATTCCAGTATACTCTGCAAAAATTCCACTTTGAAAACGCAAAAATTCCACTATGCAATGTGGAATAATTACATATATATGTATTTTTTCCACTGTAATTATTACATTATATTGTGGAATTATTACACATATATTTATTGTGAACTAAATCAAATTACAAAAAACAATTTAAGGAAAACTCAAAAAATTTAAATTATACTTAAATACAAGTTAAACAAAACTTAACTTCAACTAATGACAAATAACTAACAGGAATATTAAAAATGAATAAGACTAAATTAGCCCGTATCGTTGCCGCTCTCCCTGCCAAACTCTGGGAGGCTCCGTCACTTCGTCCGTTATGCTTAGGCCTTGCTGCTTTCTTTAATGGTGAACATCTTCACATGTATGATTCTTGGAATGTCTCCGGCGGCTGGAAATCTCTTCGCAGGATTGAATCATCAGATCGCGCCCTGGCATTCATTCAGAAAAATTTCCCAAATGTCCGCATCAACTACGGGAACGACGCGCCTCGCGGTGGTATCACCGGAAAATATTTCCATATCACCCAGCGCAATAACCGGAACTATCGTTTTTTTAATTGGTTACTCAATAAGGATAAATTTATTATGATTCTTGAAAATCTTGATACTGCTATCGCTGAAATTGATTCCCTTTCCGACGGTGAATTAATGGAGGAATTGGAATTCATTTCCGCACTTTTGGACGGGGCAAAACTTCCGGCCAAAAAACTAAAATTTTTTAATGATTATCTGATGGCCGTTTCTGCGGCTGCAATGTCCCGCGGTTTGGTAAACGCTCCAAAATTCGAAGGCTTTATTAAAAAATAATCGTATCTCTGGCGGGCGCATCTTCTCCGGTGCGCTCATATCGTTAATTAACTTATTAGGTAAATTATGGATTTTTCTTCATATATAATAAAACATAACGCCCGAAAAAATGCGTTATTGGCTAATCATGCCGGCGAATCTGAGGCCGATGCCTGGCACACCCGCAGATTACTCGGGATCGGTGGTTCCGAGGTCGCTGCCGTTCTCGGGCTGGACGTTCTAGGAAATAAAACACCGTTTGACGTCTGGCGTAAAAAAACCGGTCAGGATTCCTCTTCATTCTCCAATCGATTCACGGAATGGGGGCATATTCTGGAGGATGTCGTCGCCCGTCATTTTGCGGACGTGACCGGCTTCGCGGTTGCAAAATGTAACAAACATTTTTCCATGAAATCGGCTCCGTGGATGGTTGGAAACATTGACCGCCTGATAATAATTAACGGCGTAAAATCCGGCGTTCTTGAATGCAAAACAACGGCATTTTATAACGATAAAAAATTCAATAAGGAGGCCGCGTGGTTTGTTAACGGCGAATTTTTCGACGAAAACAAATCCGGAATTACTGACAAAAACGACATACCATTGAATTATTATCTTCAATGCCAACATTATATGTTGGTCACCGGTTTACATATGTGTTATTTGGCCGTGCTTATCGGCGGGAACGATTATCGTATTTTTGCCGTTCCGTTTTCCGAGGCTGATGCCAAATTTATATATAACGGGATTTCCGTCTTCTGGTGCCGGTATGTTCTGGATAATGCTCCGCCTCCTCCGATGGAATCCGATTACCTGCAGACATTCTTTCAGGATGACGGGGCGACAATCGTCGCGGATGATCCAACCGTGGATTTAATCCGGAAATATGTTTCCATAAATTCCCAAATTGCCGCACTCAATGCGGACAAAGACGAAATCAAAAAAAAATTGGTTGGTGCGATTGGTTCTGCGGTCTCGCTGGTGCTGCCGTCCGGCCAAAAAATCGCATCATTCAAAGCGAACAATAACACGGTTGTTAATACTGCAGCAATGTCTCCGGCTGAATTGGAAACATATTCCGCATTACTCAAAAAATACACTATAAAACAACCGTCCGAAAATCGTACATTACGCGTTAATTATAAGGAAAAAGAATAATGGAAAATAATCAAAATAATAATGGTATGGTTTCCGCTTTCGGGGCATCCATGCCGGCCGAATATGAACAGGCAACCGCTGACGTAATTTCCGAACTCAATATTAATATCGCTGCGCCGGTCCTCTTCCAATATGCGTATAATTTACTTTCAAATTATGGTAAGAACTACGTTACCAAGGAGGATATTTTCACCTTTTTGGTTCAGTGTAAAAATCTCGGTCTTAATCCATTACTGAAACAAATTTATGGTTTCGTCTCCCGCGGTAAATTGGCCATTGTCGTATCAATTGAGGGATGGAATGCCATCGCCAACCGGTCGCCACAATTTGACGGGTGTTCATTCGAATTTGGTCCGGTATCCGTTCGCGATCTTCAGTATTCAAAAACCACATATAACAACGGTTCCCGTTCTTCTGGGATGGTTACCGTAAAACGCAACGTCGCCGATTGGGTAAAATGTATTATTTACCGTAAGGATCGCGGTCATCCGACGATTATAACGACATATTTCGATGAGGCTTATACCGGTTCGGAACCTTGGGCAACCATGCCAATGCAAATGCTACAAAACCGCGCGTTTGTAAACTCCGTCCGGAAGGCTTTCAATGTCTGTGCATATTCCGAGGATGACCAATTTTTTAATATGGGTCCGGAACCGGTTCCCGTTCCCGCTGAACCTGCGGAACCATCAAACGACAAATTAACCGGTATGGTTGCGGATGCGGTAATAATTGACACGGTTTCCGCTCCGGAACTTACCACGCCGGAACCTGCGTCAATTCTCGGGCAGGTTGTTCCTGGATTCGATCCGGATGTCGACATCCCGGAACTTGAATCAAAACCGAAAAAAACACGGAAGAAAAAAACCGCGGAACCGGTTCCCGTTCCGGAACCTGCGGAACCTGAATCAATCGCCGAGGAATCCGTGATAAATGCTCCGGAACCGGCACCGGAACCGGAATCAGTTCCAAAACCTGCGGAACCTGCTTCCGTTCCTGCTGAAATCTCCGGAACCGCGATCGATTTGGCCAATACGTTAAACACATCCAAAAATATAACCGTGCTCCAACAACTCGGATATATGATCGCCGGGATGCCGCTTTCACCATCCGAAAAAAATTATTTACGTACAATTTACCAAAACAATCTGAAACGTTTCAATAAATAGGAATCTGAACCATGAAAGGATTAAATAAGGCCTTAATTATGGGAAACGCCACGGCGGATCCTACTTACCAAACCACGCAGGGCGGTCACGCGGTGGCATCTCTCTCAATCGCCACTAATGAATCATTTACCGACGCCAACGGCCAAAAACAGGAACGCGCCGAATTTCATCGCGTTGTTTTCTGGGACAAATTGGCCGACATTGTGCGTCAATACATCCACAAGGGATCACCTCTGTATATTGAAGGTAAAATCCGCACCCGCAAATATAACGATAACGGCATCGATAAATATATAACGGAAATCGTCGCCAATGAATTGGTTATGTTAGGCGGGGGTAATAACTCCGGAAATGATAATGCGGGCAATCCTGCGCAATCCTCCGGCCAATACGGTGGCAATAATTACGGAAATAATGGCGGAAATAATTCCGGTGGCAATGGCCGTTATAACAACAATCCGAATTATTCCAACGGGCAATATAACGGCGGGAATAATTACGGAAATAATTCCGGTAATAACTACGGCCGTTAAAATGTGACATTGTTAACGCTCGGAACATCTTCCGGGCGTTTTTTTATGCTTTTATATTCTTATGTGATTTTTATCATGTTTTTTGTATCCGTATTAAAATATACTTAATACATGGTTAAACAACAACAGGGGCACCAAATGTTTAAATTAAATGAATATGATTTATTAGCCGATCTCGACATTGACACAAATGGCAACGACGACGCCAAAACCGTTAAATCTTGGATTGATGCATTATCCGACGGCGAATATTTATCAAAATATGATTACTCAGAATCAATTGTAAATGATGCCGTTTCAATCCTGGAACGTCTGAATTTAACCACATTCGTAGTTTGCGATCGTTCAGGATTATTATTCCAAACTAAGGGTTTTGATTCTCTTCTTGAAAAATTATCAGATTATCCTCAATCTGATGACGTTATTTTAATTCACGCTTGGGGTGAATATCGTCCGACAACCATCGAAACAACAACAATCGATTATTTGGATGATTTGGACATTTATCAATTAATCAAATCACTTGATTTTTAATTTATCCGCGGGGCATTGCCCCGCCAATCTGGGACATAAAAACATGAAAAAATATTCAATTTTTGGGGTGGAACTCGAGTTCCCGTATTCTTTCAGTCTGGTGGCTTCTCTCTCTCTTGGTGATGCTGAACAATTGTTAACAGATTACTTGACCGATGGCGACGGAACCGGAACAATTAACGGGGTAAATGCTGCCGTGGTATCTGAGGAACCTCTTAACGCTTCCAACGATGCCGAGGCCACTTCGTTGGTATTCTCTGCCCGTGCCGTCGGTGATTTGGGACCATCTGAACGAATCGAACCGCGCGGGGTTGGTATGTGTCGCATTGTCCGCTTTTATGTGCTGGTGTCATTCGACGAACTAAAAACATTTGAGGTATTGTGGGCGTCTCCACGTCTGACCGTTTCCGCCCTGGATACTGCTCCGGAATATGACAATTTACGGGTTAATATTACGGCAAAATATCTCCGGCAGGCCTTTTCAATCTCCCGCCTTTACTCTGACGATGTTTCCAGCTTTGCCCGTGATTTTATTTCCACGGTTGCCCGTATGGCTCGCACTGAATCCAACGAATTGTTGTTTGATTTAAAATTTACCATTGCAGGAACTACCGTCGCATTTTATACCGGAATTGATGCCCAAGGATTAATCCACACCCTTGGAATGATTGAAAACGGGGCATTGTGGCGCATCTATCACGAATTATAATTTATTTTCTGCCGGTGCTACGGTGCCGGCTTCGGAGGTTATATGTTTACATATGTTGATTCTTGGAAACGGTATAAATATATTCTGACGGATTCCGCCCGCGGATTTGAATTTTATTTTGAGGAAAATAAAACGGATTTCCGCGTGGAAATCTGGCAAAACTTCGATGAATCCGGAACCGGAACCGAAGTCAAAATTTATAATTGTGGCCGTTCCCGTGGTTGTTTCTGGCATGAATACGCCCACGGATATAGCGGGCGTGGTTTTTGGAATGTCGTTAAAACTGAAATCTCCCGCGCTGGCGGTTGGGATGCTATTTCATACGATCGAATTGGTGAGGTTGAATCATGGTAGACACTGATTTTAAAAACATCCGGTTGGTTCTCGGTTTTTCGCAGGAACAAATGGCCGATAATCTGGGAATCTCTCCGGCATACGTCAAAAAATTGGAATGTGGGGCGATGCCGGTATCTCGCAAGGTTTTGGAACGTCTGAACGTTTTTTTAAATAAAAAATATCCGGAATTGGTTCAATTTGCTGAATGTTGGGACGAAATCAGATATATTTACATGGATTAATCAAAAAGGCCGGACATCTGTCCGGCTTTAACTTTCTGCATTATATCATTATTAGGGATTTTTCTTACTCACTTGATAATAATAACACGATCCTCGATTTCTTCAATACTTTTAACGCCCGCATATGCTAGCAATCCCTCCACATCATCAAATAAATGTGTATTGTACTTGTAAATTCTGCGCTTGTATCTGCTGCTTAACGCGTCCCGCATTGATAGGCCTTTGCTCCGTCTCTGATGGAATACATTTTCCGGTATCCCGTAATGTCCGCACATTGTCCGAACGCTCGGAAATTCATTCCCCAAATGGTCGGTTATCCTCTTCATTTCTTCGCCTCCCGCAAAACCGCAAACGCCAATCCAACGGAACCGACATCAATAATTTTTTGCGTCCGGTTATCCTGCATAAATTCGAAGCCTTTTTGATACAAATAAAATAATAAATCATTTTCGGAATAACCGTCATTTATGATTTTTTCCGCGCTCTCTTTGACTATCTGCAGCATATTCTCCAACGTTTGTTTTTGCTCCGGTGTCATTCGTTAAATTCTCCATCTTAATAAACGGCGTCGCCTGGAACTCACTTCCAACCGGAACGGCCGGCGGTTCGTCTTTTACCTGACATAATGCATTTAGTTTGCTTAGTCTGGCGTCGCTTATCTGTGCGGCGTATACGTTCGCGGTTAACCACTCCGCCGGTTTAATCATTTGCGGGGTAAATGTTTTATTGTCTACGGTGGAAAACCACGAATACAAAACACGGCAGGCTGTCTCTCGGGCGGTTTTTGGAACTCTCACACCCTCAACAACATAAATATAAATTTTGCCGTTACTTCCGGGGTGAACGTGATTCCAATAATCGATAACATTCACACTCTGCGGATCGGGTATTTCTCCCATCCCGCTAGATGCCGATTTTATTAACTGCCACTTTTGGCCGGCGCTGTCGCTGAACTCTGGAACGGGTTCCAATCCATCAATTTGCGTTAATTTCAAATCCGGTGCAATATTGGCACCGTATAAATTATTAATCAGATTACTGTTAATATTATTCATTTTTTCAATATTCGCCAATATCTCAATAACGCAACCGACAAATGATATATATTCATTTTAATATCGGTTTTGGTTTTGCCTTCCATCAATTCCCGGAACTCCATTTCAATAATTTTTTTGATTCCTGCCTCTGTGGTGGCGTCGTAATTCTTCCATGTTTCCGGCGGATTCATGTCCCAATTATGGCACATTTCCATAAATTCCGCGTCGGGGCTCCCGTTATATATATCCCGTTCGGCATCTCCGGAACCGTGTTTTTTTATTGTTATAATTTCCATTTAAATGCACCTTTTTTGAAATCATGCGCGTTAAAAAAACGCCAAATATTTATATATCTGGCGTTCCTGAACTAGCGACATTATGCGCCGGCGGTGGTTGCTGGCTTTAATGCGCTTATAATTGCGGCGGTCTGCGCGTTCATTGCGTTGGTCTGGAATAACTGCGCCTTGAGGGCGGCGTTTTCCGCCTGCGAATTGGCTAAAACATCGCGTAATGCCTGTGTTTGGATCTCGCGCTGTAATTCGCGGTTAGCGCATCCCTCTTGCTCAATCGCGCGTAATACCTGACAACAGCAGGCCTGCTGCTGTGAGGCTAATTCCTGCGCCTGCAGTCTGCTCTGGGCTCCCTGTTCGGAAATATTCAAATTTAATGCCCCGATTCCTCTATCAATTGCGGAATTTAGTCCGCCGAATCCCTGGCATAATGCCAAATTGGTGGCACCCTGATTCTGTGTTTGTGCCAATGTGCCGGCTGCAATTGCTCCGGTGATGGCGTCGCCGGTGGAATTGATCAAATTACCGACAAATTGATTTTGGTTCGATGTCTGCATTAACAGATCGCGGTCGGCGTTGGCAATCTGGCCGGAAATATTGTTCAACTGATTAGACATCCCGTTAATTGCTCCGGTATCGTAACCGATGCCGGCACGGTTTCCGCCGAATCCGCCAAAGCCTCCGTTACCGAGCCAACTGCCAATTAAACCGCCAAAACCGGCACCAAGTGCGGTGCCTCCCCATCCGGAACCGCTTCCGGGCAGTATAGTGTGTGTGACTTCATCCATTTTTGGATCTCCTCTTTAAAATGAAAACGTGAAACGTTTTCCCCCTCTTCGGTATTAATTTTAAATGTTGGAAAAATCCAAAAATTGACGGTTTTTTAATTACTCGATGGCATTCATAAATTTAATTTTTCGACATTGTTTTTTATTGATTTTAAAAAATTTGAACTTAGAAAACTTTGATTTTTTTCTGCCTCAACTAGGTAACGTTTGAAATAATATCCAACGCCGGCGGGAATCGGTTCCGCTGTCCACGGTTTCGATTTACTCAAATAATGAATCATAACCGGCGATGTTGTCTGATATTCTTCGGACGTAAACATCAAATTAAAAGCTTCAGGAATCCGGACAATATTTCCTGAACAAATATAATTAATAAAATCTTGCTCCGGGCAATATATATCATTCGGGAACTTGTTTAAAAACTTCACGTAATTTTTTAAATTTATTTCCCTGGATGATTCAGAACCAATCACCAAAAAACCGGAATTAACATAATTTTCATTATTAATTATTTCCCTGGTGTTTAGCTGTCGCATCCAACGATCGCGGTTTTTCCGCTCGCTTACTCCGTATATGAAACGGTTGTCGATTCCCTCATTATTTACCAATTTTTCAATGGTGTTAATGAAAATTGTATCCAAATCAAAATTGATTAATAAATCCGCATATTTTCGCAAATCGTCAATCGCTTTAATTCTCTGGGCGAATGCAGGCAGGGATTTCCGGTTTACAAATAATTCAAAATATGGATTATCCTTCCCCAATTCCTCCGGTGTAACATCCGGAAAATTTTCCGAAATTATCCGGACATTATGGGAACCGGTTCCGATAGCGTCCATAATACGCGCGGTATTTGTGCCGGTCTCCGCATATATTACTAACGGGATATTTTGATTAAATTTCAAAAATGAATTAATCGAAACGATGGCCGGATCTACGTATCCGGCATCTAAAACGCAAAACGCTAATTTACTACAGATCATCGGTGAAAATATCCTCATTGTAATTAATTAATTTCAATTTAACGCGTTTGTCCTGTGGACTAACTTCCGTCACCCAACATTTGACCATTTCACCGATGGCAAAAAACGGGTATTCAATGACGGAACCATATTCCGGATCCCACGTTAACGCGGTATCGAGTGTTAATTCATGCGGGCCGTTGCGGGTATATATATAATCTTTTGGTGTGCCGTTTTTCCTTCTGATATATATAACGCCGGTTCCCAATGCCTCCGGGATCTCCATATCGGTGTAAACCTTTAGCCCGTCTGCGCTGGTAATTCTGCCGGTGATATTTGATAAATTCTCATCCAGGAACAATCCAACCAAATCATTATATTGACAATTAAGGCCGTCTAGTTCAGTCTCAATTTCATATGTTATGCGGGTGTTCTTGATATAACGTAAACGCCGCATCCCCATAGCCTCGGCTTGTGCCTGAACGGTAACGCCGAACGCCTTTAATTTTTCCTGTTTGTCCGAATTCGGATAACTCGAAATAACTTTGTTTCCGTTTTCGTCTAAACTGCAGAATAACGTTTCCGTTTTGTACGTCTCCGGTGAAATATACTCTGTAACAATTTCTTGCGTCTCATCGTCCCGCGGTAAATTGAAAGTTATTTCCGTCGATTTTGTTAAATTCTGCGGGCTGAATACCTGCGCCAATGGCTCGTTTTCTCCCTGCGGGTGCAACCGTACAAATGCTAATTTGTTATTACGGATAACCGGCGCGGAAAAACCGACATTTAAACAATCCCGCAAAACATCGAGTAACGTGCTCGAACTGTCTAACGTTCCATCCAATTTAATGTTTTTACTATTCCAAAAAGTGTTAAATGTCGCTAATGATGCAACGTCAACAATTCCCGCATATTTGGAATTATTACAAATGTAATTAATGACCGGTGCCAATTCTCGGGTTGCGGAAACAACTTCCGGATCGGCAATTGTCGGAAGTTTACGCGTCCAATACGTTGCGATCTGATTACTGCTCAATTCGGACAGGGTTTCCGTCCCCTTAAATCTGCCAATAATAACGGTAACATCATCATATTGATTTTTTTCGCTAATGACGGATTTTAATCCTACCCATTTACACTCCTGAAGGGCGCGGGTGCTTTCGATTTCCTCCGTTAAATTCTTCATTTTAAATTCGTAATTGCCGGCGGTCTCAACCTCCAATGTGTAGGTATAGGCCAATTCGTCGTTGGTGTGGTTGGTAAATGTCTTTGTTTCCGTTATCCATGGATCATTACTTCCGGCGCGGCGGTAACCAATTTCGATTTGAATCGTTAAATCTCTAAATGTACCGTCATCCTGCAAATATCCAAGGCCCTGCGGGAATTTAATGTCATATTCGAACTTTGTCGCGGTCGCTCCAACCGGGCAGGCGCGATATGGTCCCACACTTTCGCCGGCCATGCTGGCGCTTGCCTCGTCTAGTGTGAATGATAATCCCGTCTGTTCCGTTCCCTGTGCCCAAAATTCCGCCCAATCGGATATTATTCCATAACTCGAATTAACACGGGATACGGTATATATACCGGTTGATTGGTCGTGCCCCTCGATGATATATAATCCGTTGTCGCTGTAAGGATAATCTGCCGGTAATGGCTGTAATAATACGATCTCGATTTCCTGCGACGTGCTCACGTTGTACGCTCCGCCCGGTGTCGCCGGTGCGGCCGGATAACTTCCGGAATCTAGTTCCGCGGTCGGAACCGTAATAATAATTTGCTCGCTGTCGCTTGCCGGAACATAATCGACGGCCATCAATTCGCACAGGCTGACAACCTGCGCGGTGGCTTCGTCGGTGTATACCTTCGGCCCGCTGGTTCCGCCTTGTACTGTGTATGTTATTTTGGTTTTTTTCTCAACCAAAACGCGAACGGAATCACCGGCAACAATAACCGGATTATCGTCCGGATCTAATTCGGTGCGGTGCGGTCTCAACCATGATTTATGTAGATTTTCATTATTAGAAAAATTCGCAGAAATATCGGCCGTGATTTTAGTTAATGTCGGATCTAACGTATCCGGTTCGATGGTGTCCGTATCTGCCGAACCAACCAACCGGGTGCCGTTGCTTCCGGAAATTGTGAAATAAGATCCAATTTCCCAATTGAGATCTAATTTATGCACCTGATACACGGCCCCGCCGGTTGGTCCTGCGCATCCGACAGATCCCGTGTTGGTAACTGTCGAATACTGCCCGTAAAATGTTTTATTTAAAAAATTAACTTTTGGGTTAATTTGGGAACTCTGGTCAACCTCGGATTTGGTGCCCTTTAATGTGTGCCCGCTCTGCGTGACCTGTGTCGAACTGTAATAACAATACCAGGAATTTTCTTCGATCGAATTTTCCGCAGTCATTGTTTCGCCGGGCTCATAAATTGACACTAAACACCCGTCTAGTTCGTTAATCGGGGTTTCTCCTACATAAATATCACTATGATCATTTTGATATTGATAACTTCCGACGCCCTGACAAAGAATCATATCTACAAATTGAGTGTTGTTTCTGTAAAAAATATGTTTGTCGGCCAAGTAATCCGGAAATCTCTTAAAATATCCGAAATTCTCCGGAATTACGTTATTTAAATTTACTTGGTTCCCCTGGGCGTTAACGTCGTAAATGCTGGAGCCCTGCTTTGTCTCTTTTGCCGTCTTGCTAGACATTTTATTCATGGCCAAAATCGAATAAACGGCCGTTCCAACAGCTAGAACAATCGATATAATGGCCATTATGGTGGACGCTTCGATCCCGCCCGCCTCAATTACAATCTTTATTTTTTTGGCATTTTTTACGGAAATAATATCCCAATCTGAATATTGGAATCTCACACCGTCAACGAATGCGGATAAATACGGGGTAAAATCTTCATTGTATGCGCTGCATTCTGATTTTATGACATCCAATAATGTGCCGGAATGATTGTCAATTAATCGGCTTTCCAATACCCGCGACAAGTCCGCGCGGGATAAAACTTCAATCATTAACATAACGATAAAATCTCCGGTCATTTAATTTGGTGTCTGGTAATTGTTCATAACGGCAGTTTTTTTGTTGGCTGGTGTGTAATATCCGCCCTTTCCAATATATGCCAACATGGAATAATTTTCCGCGGAAAAAAAACGCGATTAAATCCCCGTCCGCCGGTTCCTTTGTTTCGATAAATCGCCCGGCCTCTCTTTCATATAAAAAACCGCGGGACATTGTTTCCGCGGTTAAATCGGTATATTCGTTTAACTCAATTCCTAAAATTTCACGGTAAAAATCTACAACCAAGCCCCAACAATCCAAATAAGGGAACCTTCTTCCGTTGGGTGTGTGTTTGTTCAACAAATAATCGTCTATCCTGCGCATTTTTCCCCCTTTTGTCATCCTGTTATTTTATATATTTGAGCCCTGGGCTATTATATGCCGTATACTTTAACCGCGGAAATTCTAAATTTAGCATGTCGCAAAAACTAGCGGTAAATTGTGCCGTTTCCCGGTTAATCTGGCATCCGGTAACGGTCAGGGTTAGTTCCTCTTTTTTATCCTTGGTTTCCGGGTGCCACTGTCGTAATGTTAACGTTGTCGGCTTCTGGGATTCCATGGCCTGCATAATATACGAATAACATTCCGCATTTACTCCACAAATTGCAAATGATAAATCACTGAACCCGTTTCCGGAACGCTCCGGCATCTGCACGGTAAACGCCGAGGCGTGATAAGTTTCACCGTCCAATTTTTCGTTTTCGTTCGCCAGGACAAAATTTAATTTTCCAATATCATCATTATCAATTGTTAATGTGACGATTGGTAATTGTCCCCCGCTGGCGTATATCTCATTTAATGATATTAACATTTTGTTTTTTCCAAATAAAAAAAACCGGCGACGTTAATCACCGGTTTTTAACTTAAATGAATTATTGTTTGTATAGGAGAATTCATTATGAATTCAAATCTAATTATAACACAATTTCGGAATTAATCTCCTTGATCCTCAACTTCGACAAACAGCCCGATCACGCCGTTATTCAAACAAACGTAATTTTTGCCGTTCAAACTGTAAACATTTTCCGCATTCAGTTTGCCGGGTGTATATCCTATTTTGATCGGTGATGCAACTGCAGGGTATGTCATCGGAACATAAAATTTTTTGATATACAATTCGTTGTTTGCAATCCGTGGAAACATCAACGGCCCCACGGTCGGCATATTTCCGCTCGCTGCTAGTCCGTTGCTGTCTGTGTCTACCAAATCAGATAACTTTGAATATATAGTTCTTGCTGAGCCGATCATATGGCATAGAATAGTAGTCGAGCTTTGATCTTCATTAGTTATTGATTGCCACTGTGAATTACTTGAACTTTTTACACAAAAAGGACTGTATGACATCGCATAGCCAAGTGCGACATTGCTTGAGTATTTTGTATTGCTTTCATTAAATCTATATGTATCTAACGATACGAGAAAATCATCGTCCAGACTAAAATGCGTTGCTCTATAATGGTCTGTCCCACATAGTAATACTGTATATGGATCTTTACTTATTGTTACATTATATTCGTTGGATCTAATCACAAGTGTATTGTCTTTTTTCCAAAATTTGACCGTGAAAGAAAGTGCATTAGCATTTGTCGGAAATTGAAAAAAAGACACACTACTTATTGAGTTTGATCTATTGTTTCGGATAGAAGCTGTCTTTAAGTGTCGCATCTGTGCGCACGGAACACGCCCATAATTTCCCAAATTTCCCGGAAATGTCAAATCATGTGTCGGTGTGTCTGTCAGTGCTATATATAGATTGTGATTATCTACACTTAAACCTAGACATTTCTTTGTTATTCCTCTACCGAGGAAATAAAAATCCCCCGCCATGCTATTGTTATTGACATCGCTTGTTGCCCCCGAACTTGAACACCACAACGGATCGCCCGCCCACTTGGATGATCCGATCTCGCATTTCTCTTGAATTGAAATACCCAAATTGTGGCTAAGAATAAAAGTCACAAGATCGTCTAATATCTTGTTTTCTGCCTGAACTCTTGCTGAAACTGTTCCGTCCGTATAATCAGAAACGTTGGCCGTAAATGTGACCGTTTTTTTGAATGACATAATGTGCCCCTTTCTTATTCTTCAATAATCGTGTATGTGCCGGAACTATCACCGAGATCGTCAACATCTGAAATAATTTGCGCTGCATCGATGATCGTCAATTCTCCGGTTTCGTCATCTGTCGGACCCGTCGGAACATCAGGATTCCATGAACCATCGTCAACGACAGTGTTTGAAACATCCAAAACCATGGATAATTTATAAATACTTCCGGTTGTTTCGTTTGTTGTGACTAAATTCGCGCTGATTTCTCCGCCCTGAATCCGGACATACTTCCATTGTATCGATTGGTCGCCCTCTGTGGATAATAACGGCATAATAAACCAATCTTGGCCGGAATGTATGTCCCCCTTGTACCATTGCAGAAACGTTCTATATTGAACCTCATTCAAACATATATTAACGTTAACGATGTCCGGCGCGCCCTGATTGATTAACCGCTGGCGGGTGTATCCGTCGGCCATTTGGGTGCGGAGGATGTTTGGTTTATGTCTCGTTACATATCCGGATTGCAACGCCCTGGGCAAACTCGACGGATAATATTTAAAATCGGTATTCATTTTTTTAATTCCTCAATACGGAAGGAATTCCCTTCCGTATGTTTCACGTGAAACAATTCGCGATTATGCACCAAATCGATGTAATGCGTAGGTGCTCTCTAGCGTTTGTGCCATTTGGCCGCCTCTCCGAATATTGGAAACAAATATATTTATAATCTGTTCCCCGTCCGGTCCCTGCGCCTGATTAACCGCGCCGGCCTTGGATGCGTCTTCGTATAGGTTAACCTGAACGGAATTTCCGGCCAACGCTCCGCGGGCTAAATCTGCGGTTTCCTTTCTGCTGGTAACGTTCGCCGGACCGGAAATTAATTCCGGACCATATTCGCCAACAATTCCAACCTTACCGGCCGCAATCCTGCCCCCGCGATCGTGCATCTCCACGCCCTTTAATTGGCTTAAAATGTTTGTTGTTAATGCGATCGCGCTGGCGTAATTGGCTATTGCTGACATCCAGCCGCCCTCGCTCTGTGATAATGCTTTTGACCAGGCTAATATTGCGTTAGTGGTGGCGCTGGCTACTGCGAAGGCCTTTTGAACGGCAAATAACGCTTTATATTTGGATCCGCTCTGATTCATCGATGATGTTAAATTCTGGAATGCTTCAGATAAACTGTTCATACCGTCGCCGAATTGTTGAACCTCTTCCGCCTCCGCTTTGGTAAAAAACCGCGTGTCGCCTTCGTGGGCTCGTTTCCTCTGCTCCGTTAATTCCTTTGTGTACTGCTCGTATAATGCGGAACGTACTTCGAGGAATTCCTGTTCCGTGATTAACTGATCATCGTTGAACTGCCTCAAATCTTCCAATTTGCGGGCGTAACTTTCGCGGATCTGCGCCTCTTCGTCGCCCAAATTTTCAATATAAAACGCGTGAGCCTGTTCTCTCAACTCCTTAATTTTGCGCTGGTGTTCATCCTCCAATAATTCCCGCACTTGGTTAACCTGCTCCGCGGTCGCGCCCTGGCTGTTCATCGCTTCCCGCTGCAATTCATCCAATGATTTGAAATAATCGCGGTCTATTTTCTGACGTTCGGAAAGGCTGTTCCGTTGCAAATCAATGATACGGTTATAGTACGCGCTCCAATTGTCCGCGGCTGCTCTGATTGCGGAACCTCTTCCGCCTCCTCCGCCGGTTCCAAATGGTGTTAATGATACATCCGCACCGCCTGAACGTTCCCGCGCCTTTTTCTCCGCTTCTTCTCTCTTCTCGTTTTGTTTATCCAAATATTCCGAATATGCATTTAAATTTTTATCCATCCTATCGGAAAATTTATCATATCCAAAGAGAAAATCACCCAAACGGCCAACAACTGACGTTGTTTCCTTCTCGTATTTTTTCGCGATCGCTCTCTGCCGCTCGTTTGTTTCATATATCGCCCGTTCATATTCCGCGGATCCTTTCTTCAGATTCGCGGTTTTTTGCTTGAATAACGCGATCTCGCGTTCCCGTTCGGCCTTGAACGCCCGTTCCGCATCTCCTCCATTTATGAGGTCGTGCCATGTCTCCCCGATTGTTTCCGCGAATGAATTAATATAGCCTAAAACGCCCGGCGCACTTTTCCCGCGTGCCCCGTTTACCTTCTGGGATGCATTAAAGAAATTGTTTAAATCTCGGGTTAATCCCTCGAAATCCTTCGCCAAACGGTCGACATAATCGGACCAATTATAAAAAAATTGTTTTATGGCTGCCTGATTATTGTTAATCCACGCGGTGATCCCGTCTAGTGCCGTGCTCATTGCTCTAATGGTGTGCGCTATGGCATCCCCTAGCCCGCTCTCTGCAATTGCTCGGACAAAATCCCCCCAGGCATTTTCTAGATGATTAATCGCTCCGGTCATTCCTGATTGTAAATATTCCAATGCTCCGGAATTCTCTTCCCCGAGTTTTTTGAAATATCCGGAAATGGCTTCCGTGTTTTTCTCGATTTCCTGCGTTACGCCCTTATACGTTAATTGGATTTTGTCGCCGGATTCCGTCGCAACAATCCCCAATTGTGCCAATGCCTTATATTTGCCCTGCGCGGTCGCGGTAAATGCGGCCGTTACGGTCTCCAGCGATTTGCCGGAACTAAGGGCGATCTGCGTGAATGTCTTCAGATTTTCCGCGGTCGGCTGAATCCCGTTCCGGCGTAAATCCAACGCGCTATTTTGCAACGCGTCAAACGGTTGGATCGTGTCTCTGGCCGCCTGCTGCAACATTTCGAACATTTCCCGCGCTTCGCCCACTCCTCCGGTGGTCGTTATAAAACTAGCTACGGCCGTTTCTGTTGCCTTTAATTCCTTAACAACTGCGGAACCGATGGCACCGGCGGAAATGGCACCGGCGACGGATGTCCAAACGGCGCCCATTGCTTTAAATGCTCCGCCGATCTCCTTGGTTTCCGCCTTGGTTTTTTTCTTCATTTTCTGAAGGTTTTCATTATATTTTGTTGTGTTAAGGCTAACCTTGTTTAATATATTATTAACTACGGACATTTTTTATTTTCTCCCACTTCCGCATTTAACATTTTGAAAACCTCCCGCGGATCGATCGTGTCATCCTCTCCGGAATCGGCTTCCGCTTCCCCGTTCATGATCTCGTTTTCCATGCGGAAAACCTCCGCCCATGTATTTAATTCAGTTAACGGAAAATCCAAAACGGTGGTTATTGGTGCGCCGATTTCCCGGGCGATTCTGGCACATAGTAAAACCGTGTTATTTATCTTTTTTTTTCCGGTTCGGTCGGCTGCTCGTTCAATTTTGCCAATGCTGAATTAATACGCCTGATTAGTCCCGCCGGCATTCCGTCGAGCACCTTTTCCGCGTCCTCAATCGTGTTAATTTCGCGCTTTCCGGCATCATCAACCAAACATGACATTATCATAAATGCGGTTAATTTTTTCTCGCTGTCGCGGAACTCCGGTTCCCTCAATCTGTCGATAAATTCCGCGTGTTGTCCGCCGGTCATTTCCTGCAGCTTAATCTCTGCACCTTCTCCCAATTCCGGCGCCGGAACTAATACGGATTTAAATTTTACATTTGAAATTTTATCAAAAATTGACATTTAAATTTTTCCCTGGATTACAAAACACATATAAAAAAACGGGCGCATTAAAACGCCCGTCGCTCTATGTCTGGAACTATGTTCCAAAAACGATCGTTGGTTTACCGGACATTTTGCCGACAACATCCCACTTGATGGTTTCGGACAGGCTCACCTCCTGCGGGTATGCTGATTTTAAGGCCATTTCCATGGTCAGTGTGGTGCCGTCCTGATATTCAATCTGAACATCTACAACCGATCCGGCATTTGCCGCATTGATTAACGCCTGCTGGGTAGCATCTCCGGTGTAATGGTGAATTGTGATCGTGACTTCGTTTCCGTCGAATGCTCCGGCCAGGTAACGCTTGGCCGCTTCGGCGATGCAGGTTTGATCGACATCTTCAACGGTTCCGCCCGGGGTGGTAAACACTGAAACGCCCGGAATTGTTACAAAATCGGCCTCTGGTGTCTGGTCGGCTAATCTGTACGCCACAAGGGTATTTTTCCCCGTTATGGCGTTCTTAGGTGTGGTTGGTGTTAATGCCATTTATATGGTCTCCTTCTACTTGTTAACAAGTCCCTTGTCGATTATCTCAATAAGGGATTTTTCCAAATTATTTATAATTTCTGCTTTGTGGCTCTGCCACTCATCGCGTAATATATGCCGTGCCCTTAATTTATTTCGTTTTCCGGTTCCTAGGTCGTTCCAAATGCCGATATATGTCGCAGGCTTCGGTTTAATTCTGTACCAATCGGAATAACCTTTCCGGAGGGTGGTGCTCTCAATATCCGGTAAACCTTTATCACGCCAACCGAATGTTGTATACGCGACGCCCTTCAATGTCTGGGATTCTTTCGTTACCTGCTTAACGCTTCGGCGGGCGTATCCGGTATGTTTTTTAAATGCCCGGCGGGTTCTCTGGCGTAAACTTCTAACAGCCTGTTGTGTCGAGCCCTTCAAAACAATTTTTTGCGTCTGAATTGATAATTTTTTATCGACGTTTTCCATACGTTTTAAAAAATCATCGAATATTTTTTCAATATCGGCGCTTTCACGGTCTCCGATCGTGATTTCCTGCACGTGCTCCGGAATAACAAACCACATTTTAACGCTCCCAAATTACGCAATATTGAACATTTTTAAACGTTATTATTCGGAATCCTCTTCGGAATCCACGTCCCAAATGTCGCAACTTAATTGCATGGTTGCAATCTTGTTATTTTCGTCCGAATCGCCCAAATATTCCAACGTTTCGACAACCATATATTTAACGCTTTGATCTGTCGTCAGGCCGTTCAATGTCTCCGCATATGCCACAATTTCATCAAGATCGGCGTCTGTTTTGGCAACCATTAACAGACTAAAATTTAACTTTCGCTGGAAATGTAATTCCAAATCATTGTTATATTGAATCGACATATTGGAAATAATAACGGCGGAATCTGCTTCCGTGGCTGCCGCATAATCGAACGAAACATTAACGCCCGGCATCTCTCCGCATATTACATCTAATAAATCGTTTTTTATCCGTGATATTGATGTTGCCATTATGTCGCTATCTCCTGCGTTATGCTGTTATCTAGTTCAATGCCCAGGATGATACTTCCGGCCACTGAATCCACGTTAATGGTGTTAATTCTGTAATATTTGCCGTTCGGCAACTCTACACGCCAACGATTTGTAATTCCTGCTTTATATCGTATATATGCGGTGTATGTCTCGGATTGTAATTCGACATTTGATTTGATAATCTCTCGCAGGGTAACCTGTTTTAAATTCGCCCAAACGGTATATTTTAATTTATATTCGGTTGTATGTACTCCGCCGGTGACTTCCGTCGTCGGTTCATACAATTTAATTTGTTTGTCTAGTCTGCCGGCACCAATAATCATTTTTTAGCCTCTATAATCTATATACGAATCTAATAAATGTTCAAAAAACGTTGTATATTGTTTCTCTTGCTGGTTTTCACGGTTCCGGTAAAAATCGCCGGCGGTGACTAGGATATACTGTTTAATTAACGGCGGAATCTTTTCCGGATCGTCTGTGACGGGATTATCTTCCGCATTATCTGAATAAATCGGGCGATGGATCCTCATCTCTGCATCTGATTGCGCCGCCTCTATATAATGTGCGATCAGCTCGTCTTCCGCGTCGTCGTCAATTCTCAATTGCGCTTTGACCGTCGCAACGCTTACATATAACATTTTTTAATTCTCCAAAATAAAAGAGGGAACCCGTGTTCCCTCTCTATTCATGCCATTAACTCAGGTTATGCTGAGATGGCGAAATCACCATAACAAACGGCCTTTGGCTGCATTACGACGAAATCTAAACGACGTTCAACGCGTAATGTCATTAAATTGCGTTCGAAATCGTCCTCACTTCGTGCCATTTCGATTTGTAATCCGGATCTTTCAATGATCTTGCCTGCTTCCGCAAAATTGCCCATATAGAATTTGCCACTCTCTACATTTTCGTTTAGAACAACCGGAACGCCCCAGATCCGCTGGGTTGGGATGTCAACAATACCCGGAATTAGATAATCCTTATTAACGTTCTTACTCTTGAGAACCTTTGTCCAATCTTCAGAATTAAGAACAAGGATTAAATTTCGGATGCCTGCTGCTTCCATCTTGCCTTTAACGGTTAACACAAGATCGATCACAGTGTCGGTGTTTGCCCAAACTACACCGTTTAAATAATCGGTGTAATTGCCTGACTGATTGAGGCCCTTTAAATTAACGCCGGTGCCGTCACCTCTTAGAATCTGATAATCGATAACCTTATCTAACTGGTAAGGAAGATCGTCATTGATTACCTGCACAATATTGGCATTGTCTGCGATCATCTGTTCGGTTAACTTTGTCCAAACAGGAAGGGTCTTCACGGTTCCCGCGATGATCGAACCGCCGTAGTTTGCTTCCGGCTTTTTATTGCCTTCCGCGGTAAATGCGGGGCCGGTGGCGGTTAACGTGGTGCGGTATCCATAACGGATAAACTCATAGGAGGAACCTTCCACGGCCATGGTGCCGAATAATGGTCGGATGTTGATAACGGAACGCGGATCGGTAACTACGCCAATGTTAACAGGTGGGGTAAATGATCCGTGTGAAGCGGTGTTATCTGCCTGGGTGGTTGCCGGAACGGCTGTCTTTACTTCAAATCTGTAATTTGCGTTACGGTTCCCGCGGTAGCTCTTTTTGAATTCCTCAAAACCTGCGGATTTAACGAACATGGTTCCGGCGTCGGTTGCTTCCGCTTTGGTTGCTTCCGGTGCGCTCTGGTTCTGCTGCAATGCGGCGAGTTCCTTGTGAATTGCTTCGTTGTCTGCCTTCAGGCTTGAAACGGTTTCATTGATGCCTTTAACGGCTTCAACGTTGCTTTTTACCATTTCGCCAACGTCGGCGATGCTTTTCACGGCTTCGGCTAACATGTTTTCTTTTTCGTCCATTTATTTAATCTCCAAAATAGATTTACATATTTGATTGATTGATTGTAGGCCTTTTACTTCGTCGGCGTCTCGCTCGCTATGTATCGCCCTCTTTGCCTGGCTAATCAGTGCCATGGCGTCACTTTTTGAAAAACCGGCATCCCGCAGGCTTCTCTCAAATTTTTTAACATTATCAATTGTATCATTCTTAATCGATTTAAAATCGATCATTCTGGCGTTATTATCGGCCGGATAATTAACGATTGATATTTCCCGCATATCCTGAACGTTTGTTATATGCCTGATTAGGCCATCATCATAAAAATAATCGTTTTCGCCTAGTCTGATACAGATTGATAAACCATCAACGGAACCGAATTTAATTGATTCGTACAAATCCGCTCCGGCGCTGGTCTTCAGATTGATTCGGCCGTATGCCTTAAGTCCCACGTCGTCAACCTCTAACCGGTCCCAAACTCCAACGGGGAGCCCCCATGAATCGTGGTTAAAAAACATCTTCGGCAATTTTCCGGTTTTTAAAAAATTATCAAATGCTGTTTTTTCGATCGTGTCTTCGTATGAATCCACGCCGCCGAACTTTGACGCGTAACCAACGATAAAACCGGAATCCCCTTCCGGTTCCTTATCGGGATCCGCTTTAATCTCTGATTTTTGATATATATAAAAACTCATTTCTATAACTCCAATTACTGTTTGACCGGCTGATCGCTAAGCGGTGTTTGTGGCGTCTGGCTCGGGTCATTCTGTCCCAATTTGTCCAACGGGTATAAATTATTTTGTGCGGTTAATTCGTCCGCCCCTTCAATTCTGTGCAGGCCGTCCTCTTTCCTCAACTCGTTTCGTGTACGTAATCCGTTTTGTACGTAGCTAGTCTGCATACTAACGCGCGTTTGGTCGCTCATTCGTTTTAGGACTGATGTCCGGAATTTAACGATATATCGAGCATCTTTTATAATTTTCTGCTGGATACATTGTTCTAACTCAATGCACATCGGGAGGATCGTCGTCTCATAAAAGTAATTCGACAACTCCACTAAATCCGCCCCGTTTTCTCCGGTGAGAAGCCCGTACGGGATGCCGAACCAGCGGGCGAACTCCTTAACAATAAATTCACGGGTGGCCAATAATTGGGTTTCAACCGGTGATAATGCCAACGATTGGAATTTGAATCCCGCCGGTAATAGAGGAATCCCGATCGGAGCCTCCGACATTTCTTTATATCTTTTTAGAAAATCGGTCGCCTGTTTTTCGTTTAAAATTGGTGTTTCTGCTGACAAAACCCCGTTCAGTTTGCCTTTGTTGCGAAAAACTTCGATGCTGGCATCCTGCGCGGAAATCGCTTCCGTTAATGTCGTTTGAGCAAAGGTGGCGGTTGCGAATCCAATTAAACCATTTCCGATGTTTTTCCAATGCATTATCTGATCTGGGGTATACGTGACAAAATTATTATCAGATGTGTAATATTTATAAATTACTTTCCCTTTTTCAAAATCAGTCTGCACCTGCTCCGCATTTAACGGGACTAATGCGGCGATATAATCCGCGCCCTTTGCCCTGTCAATTCGTATATATGCATTACCGTTTATTAGGTAATTCATTGTTATTGTTTTCAAAAAATCGGCCGGTGTCATATATGCGTTAGGCTGCCGGTTCAACAACTCGAATAATTGCCCGCTGGAAACACGTTCCAGGTTCTCGTCATCGTCGATTTTTTCCAAAATATCAATTGGAAGGCCGGACATACTACGGGTTATTTTATTTACACATTCCCAAATTGCCGGAATCTGCAGAATATTATTAACGGTTGCCGGTTTCGTGTGTGGAACAATCGGGACAATTGGTTTATTTATCTGTTGCCCTTCGTAATTTCCTAGTAAACCTTTAATCCAACTCCACATTTTCTAAATCCTTAAAATAATTTAAACTGTGACCAATCCGCCGGCGCTTTCTCTTCACCGCAGTAATTTGATTCAACATCCAATTGGATGGCCTGATTCATGGCCATTATTAACGCCACGAATCCATCAATTTTATTATCATTTTTTTCTTTCCGCGGGTAAACATTTTCCTTTGCGTCCATATGTGCCACAACATTGGACGCGTTCCACGTCATCACCGGATTATTTATAAAATGCATCCGGCCGGAATATATTAGTGCCTGAATCTGTTTCATTGGCTCCGACAAATTTTTTAAATTTTGCGCTAATTCGGTCATTGGTACACCTTCCATCAGTAGCCCCTGTGCCATCTGGGTGGCCTGCATCGGGTCATAAGCAACGGATAACGTTTCGTATTTCCGGCAATCCTCCAATATAAAATTTTGGATTTCTGAAATATCGGTTATTGTGCCTTCTGTTACGTGTAAATAACCATCCTTTTGCCATGCCTCATAATTGCTATTATTTGAACCGCGCACCGTGTCCGACGGAAGATAAAAATCCGCCCAAACATAATAATGCGTTGTCCCGTCATCGTGTCGGCGGAAAAATAATTTAATAACTGCTGACAGGTCTAACTTGCTGGCCAAGTCGATGCCATAAATAACCGGTTCTCCGGAAAAATCTTCCGGCGTGAATGATGCATCGATGCAATTATTATATTTCTGCATGTCCAAAAACGCGGAATCACTATTCACCCAAACATCTAAATGCTTGGTTAAATAATTTTTTTGTGCCGTGGTGTTAACCAAGGCATTTGTCAAACGTCCGCGAATGATGTCAGGGTTAACTGATACGCCCCAGTTCGGATTGGCTTTGATAGCCGCCTCAATCGTGCGCCAATCGTCGCCCTGGTCAATCGTGTATATAATGGCAAAGAATGAATCATCCACAACGGCACCGGATAATATTTTGGCTGCTGTTCGGCGTCTCTCCATACATATGCCATCTAAAATAAAACCTGCTGTCGTTATGCAAAAAACTAACGGTTGTTCACGTTTTCCAATTGATGTTATAACCACATCATAGACATATCGTGTTTTATGCGCGTGTAATTCGTCGATAATAGCAAAATGTGTATTTAAACCGTCTAACGTTCCGGCATCCGCGGATTTTGCCAAAAATTTGGAATTAGTTCCCAATACTATGATTGAATGATTCAAACATGTAACGCCGAAATAATCCCGTAAATCTTTGTTGCCTCTGGCCATCGCCAAGGCATCCCCGAAAACGATCCCCGCCTGTTCTCGGGTGGTGGCAAAGGAATAAACTTCCGCGCCCTTTTCTCCGTCTGCAGTTTCCATGTATAGCCCGCAGCCTGATTCAATGGTGCTTTTACCGTTTCCGCGTGGAACCTCGACATAAGTTTCATTAAATCGGCGTTTTCCGTTCGCGGTTTTCATCCATCCCCAAACGGTTGTTAATATGAAGCACTGCCAATCTTCCAAATGGATATTGGTTCCGGCTAGTGCTCCTTTAACATGTTGCAAATTCTCATTAAAAGCACATATCCGGTTGGCCGCTTTCCGGTCGAAATAATAAGGAAAATCTGCGGTCCGCTGGCGTTTTAAATCGTTTAATTGCCGTTGGCAGGCTTGTATAACGTATTTACACGCCGGAATTTTTCCGGAAATAATTTTTTTTATGTATCTGTTGGCTTTGTCGACATAATCCATATTTTTTTAATTGTTTCACGTGAAACATTATCCAAAATCGGAAAACGCGTTCCGTTCCACGGAATCCGCTTTAACCGTCGTTATCTTGGAACGGCTCGCCGGCGTGAATCCTAGTTCATTCTCCAACCCGCGTAATACTGCCGTGGTTTTAAGTAATTGATGTAACAAATCATTGACACGTTTCACGCCCTGCCCGTCCGTCTGGACGGTTCCGCCCTCTTTTAATGCTGCCGAAATTGTTATAAATGCATCAAAACAAACAACCCATTGAGTGAATACGGCAAAATCCAACGACGTTAACAGGCCTTCCGGTGCATTCTCTAGGGCATATATCCAAATGTCGCGGGCCGTATCGGTTAAATATGCCGGTGGCAATGCGTTTTTTAGTTCCCCTGCGGGCTTTGGTTCGTTCGGATTCCTCCGGCACTTCTGCAGGGTTCCCTGCAATTCCTTAACCGCGGTCGGTTTTCTCGGTCTTCCGCCCATCTCATCATCATTTTTGTTTTTTGCTAGAAAAAAATTGTTTTTTTGTGAGCCAAATCCCCCATTTTGCACGCGTGCACGTTTGAG